GCTTCGATCCGGCATTCATCTCTGAACAGATGATGCCGGAATCAGAACAAGAGTTGCTTGAAACTACCAAGAAGTATGTAAAGAAGTCCATGATTGACCCGTCCACCTATGATTGTGAGATGGCTGCTGATTTCATTTATAATAATGGCAATATTCGTACCTATGAGGTAGGAGATAAAGTAAACCTTATAAATAAAGCGTATTTCCCCAACGGACGCCAATCCCGCATCATCGGTTTCGAGTGGCCGTTGGATATTCCATACGATCATCCTATATATACAGTCGGTGAAACAGCCGCTTATTCCCGTATCGGTGAGATAGAAAGCAAGCTTGATAATCTCACATACAAAGGACAGACTTACTCCGGTTCCGTAGTTGGTGGCGGTGGGGTAAGTATCTATGTGATAGGAGTGAATGATAAGACACTTCCGTCTGACCGTAATGTGTTCTCATCCAAAAAGTCCCTTGCTACCTTCCTGAACAAGACGCAGGAAGAGACAATGGATTATCCTATCCGACTTCTTGGCGGTGTCATAACCGATAATATAGAATCTCAGAACTTCATCAGCGGTGCGCTTGGTACGGGATTCCTTGTCAAGCGTGACCCGAAGACCGGACGTTCGTATGCCGAATTTGATGAAATATATGTCCGGTTGAAGGCTGTGTTTGAATCTTTGACAATCAAGGAACTACAGTCGGTAGGCGGTGAGATACTTCTTACACTAGCCAGCATTGAATGTACGAAGGTCGAGAAGATTTCCGTAGCATCCGTGTATGATTCAAGCGGGGCACGTCTCTACGACTCGGACAACGCAGCCCTGTATGTTCCCGTAGCGACAGGTGGCGTGTACCGTTGTTACTTCACTGCCGACGATGGTGAGAAAGCCATCATCAACCAGTTCACAGCCGGAGACATGGCGCAATGTCGTCAGTTTAACATCAAGGCTGGAGTTTATGAGAATGTAGCTAACCGCTACTATTGGCGGTATGTTTTGTCTGTTGGAGAAAACTATATAGACCTGTCGGTAGATGACTGCGAGGAAGGCAGCGATATTCCGCAGGCAGGTGACAAGATAATCCAACTTGGCAACAAGACAGATCCCGCACGTCAGAATGCTATCCTTTTGTCCGCCTATGGGCTTACCGCTCCAACTATACAGATGTTGCAGGGTATTGATTCTTATACTTTGGAAGGAAAGGCTGTCAAGGAAGAGGGATTCGACCAGGAGACGCAGCAGTTCTATTCAAATAATTACGGACGCAGTTATACAGGTTCGCGAGATAAAAGTAATTATATCCAATACACTCCTGAAAGAGGAGTTGAAGTCAGGGGTACTGTAACACTGGAAACCCCAGAAGGCAAAGTGTGGCGTGTCGACAGCTCAGATGGTGTAAACTATATCGGAGATTTGAATGGAAAGCATATTGAACTGAATCCTAACACGTGCGACATGAAGATATATAATGACGATGGAAAGATTGTCAACGTGTTTGAGGGTAATAACTACAGGTCGGTTGATGATTTATACGCTGGGAATATTCCATCAGTAACCATTATAAACAACAGACCATTGCTTACAGTTCCTGGAAGCGACAATACTGTAATGTCTGATGAAAAGGAAGTGAATATCATTAAAGAGGATTATTTTTACGCGGATTCATTGTTGACAATGAATTTCAATTTTTCCTTTGTTTCCCAAAATTATACAGGGGCTACAGGTGCGGCATCATGCACTACAGGATACGAGCTTCACCTGCTCTCTTATACGGATATCAATTCTGATCCAATATTGGACTATATATTAAGACAGGACGAACGGAGCGAACCCGGAACTACCACTATCCATTATACCGAACAGACAAAAACAATAAATCCCGGATTGTATTATAGGCTTGTATTCAAGTTATATGCTTCTGTATCCGCCAACGGTGTTTCCTCTATGGCGGAAGTTACCATAATTGACATATCCGTTTCCTTTTCAAAGAACGGATACATATCACGTTTCTTTGCGAACGGAATGTCTTTAGGTACATCAACAGATAACATATTTGCCGTTTTCAACAAGCGCAATGCGCTCTTGGGAAATTATATACAAGCAGAAATGCATAACAAGGATGTTGGATTTAGAATTTTAGCACAGAAACTATTAGCAAAGCAGAACCCTCACGGCTTTTCCAATGAGATTCCGTGGGGGATGGTTCCCCGAATAGTCGCAAGCGGAAAGGCAAAATGTTCAAGCTCATTCGCTTCTTTCGCGCAAACGACAATATTCGATAACAGCTCATTGTCCATTTCCAGACATTCCAAAGGGAGGTTTCTGATAACCTTGCCATCGGAATGGAGCAAATACGAACTTGATAAGAGTGGGTATGTGATGGTTACCGGATATGGCTATGTAGAAGGCGGTTCACGCCCTGTGAGTGCCACTGTGACAGATTTCATAGCCAATTCCTTCTTTGTTGTTCTAAGTGATGGTGGAGCTCCTTGTGATGCGGATGGCGGTTTTTATTTTGAAATAAAAGTATATTAAAGCAATGATATTATGGCAGAAGAAACTAAAACATTAAGGCATACAGCCGAAGAGATAGATGATGCTATCGACAAGCTTCCTAGCAATGGTAATGCGGCAGGGATCTACAAATCTTCCCTGTCTTTCAGTTCCATCGTAAATGACGGTAACGTAACGCAAGACCACCTAACCGAAATAAATTCTATTTATGCGGCATGGAAATCCGGTAGAATGGTATATGTCCTGGACGAAAAAGGTGGGTATTATTACAATTTGGGAGTGCTAAACATGCAATTGGCAGAAGATAATTCAAAGTGCTCATTCGTGGCATTAGACCAAGATGGCGTATTATGCTATTATTCCTGCAGCCCGTCTTCCGGTGTTACGGGTAAATGGTCTGTTGCTCCTATTGGGAAGGATTTATTCGCACTGATTGAGCATACTCATAAAGCAAGTGATGTGACAGAGGAGAAAAACAAGCGTTTCGTGACTGATGAGGAAAAGGATGAACTAAGCAATCTAAGTACTACATACGCTAAAGCCGACCTCTCCAATGCCATGACTGTTTCCCTGAACCAGAACGGTTATGCTAAGTTTAATAACGGTCTGCTGATACAATGGGGATATTTTAGCACCGGTGCTTCAAATAATCAGTCTGTCAATTTCCCAATATCTTTCAAATCCTGTTTTTCCCTAGCTTTTTCCAGTTCTACGGATAATACGGATAATTCTATATGGTCTGTGAATTATGCAGCTATATATGCTTCATATTTTACGGTTTATAGAAGATATGCAAATGCGGGAAGTGTATCCCCTTCTTCGCAGTCATTCAGATGGATAGCAATAGGAAGTTGGAAATAATTAATGATAAAAGGTTATGACGGTAAATAAAAAAATGTATTGGAAAAGCGGATTTTTTGATTATCCGATTAAGGATTGTGTAGAAATAAGTGTCGAATATTGGCAAGAATTATTAGACGGTCAATCATCCGGTAAAGAGATTAAAGAGAATGCCGACGGGTATCCTATACTGGTCGAGCATGAACATACGATTGACGAACTGAAAGAGATGAAGATAGCGGAAATCAACGCCTATGACAAGTCGGATGCCGTCAACTCATTCACGCTGGCCGGAAAACAGATATGGTTAGATAAAGACACCCGTGTCGGGCTGGTCAACTCAATCGGTATCGAGAAAGAATCCGGTCGGATGAATACCACGCTTTGGTACAATGCCGAGAAGTACGTTATTCCTGTTGATACATCCCTGCAAATGCTCAACCGGCTTGAATTGTACGCCCTTGACTGCTACAATGTGACGCAATCCCATATAGCGGCTGTGAAAGGTTTGTCTGATGCCGGACAAGTGGAAGCCTACAATTACAAAACCGGATACCCGGAACAGCTCAATTTTGTATTATAAACTCAAAAACAGATAAAGCTATGATTACATTAGTACTATTATCATTCATTCTCATCGCAGGCTATGTTTATGCGGTGATTAAGAAAGGGAAAGAAATCCCTTATTCAATCAGTGCCACCTATTATGCGCTGACACACAAATTTTGGTTCGCTCTGTGTATGATTGGTTCCGGTGTGCTGCTTCTTCCGGCAGCCTTGGAATCAAGTACGGAGAACAGCCAGTTTCTTGTATTCCTTTCGGTTGTCGGTATGGTTGTGCTCGGTGTGTCTCCCAACTTTAAAGGAAACCAGAAAACAGCCCATTGTATCGGTGCCGCCATGTCCTTAATCTTCTCCCAGATATGGGTAGGCTGTAACAGTTGGTACTGGCTTCTGTTATGGTTGGGATTCATTATTTACATGGTTGTCTCCATGAAGAAGCATTGGACGGGTAACTTCATCTCCGATTTCATAAAGAGAAAGCCTATGTTCTGGATTGAGGTAATTTCATTGTTGACCGTTTATCTTACTTGCTTGGTTTAATATGGAACAAATCAGTCAGATAGTGGCAATGATAGGTGGGATAGTCGCAACCATCCTGCTTCCCCTCATTGGAGCCTTCCAGTTCTACGATTCAAAGAAGAGAAAAGAAGCAGCAGCCGCCAAGAAGGCGGAAGCTGAGAATATAACCCAGTATGCAGCCGAGTGGAAAGAATTGTACGAGAAGAAAGAAGCCAAAGTTCATGAACTGGATACCAAGATCGACCAACTTTATGTTGAGAAGAATGAAGACCGCGAGCGCATACGTGACCTACAGTCTAAGAATGTAAAGCTCGAACTCGAGAATCAGGCATTGAATTTCAAGAAATGCGAAGTCAGAGGATGCAAGGAGCGTAAGCCGCCCAGTGATTATTAAAACATAATTATATGAGCTGGATAAATGAAAGTAACCGTATCAAGCACCTGCTCTACGCCATCCCGGCAGGTGCACTGTTAACCATCCTGTTTGCGGCAGGACTGGCTGTCGGCATGGAGTTCAAGGACCGTGCATACGGCAACGAATGGGAGTGGCTCGATATTGCCGCCACGCTGATAGGCGGGTTCATCGGACAAGCGATTCAAATCGGAGTATTAACATTGATTTTATAGGAGGAAATAAATATGAGTTTACCAAGAGGACTAAGAAACAATAATCCGGGCAACATCCGCATCACAAAGGACAAATGGCAGGGATTGAGAGAAAAGCAGGAAGATAAGTCGTTCTTCCAGTTTACGGAAATGAGATGGGGCTACCGTGCCCTTATCCGCACTTTGCAGAACTACCGTAATAGACACGGCTGTCAGACGGTGGCAGATTTTATCCACCGGTGGGCACCGGAGAACGAGAATAATACAGCCGGATATATCAGCCGTGTATGCAGTGAAATGCAAGTCCCGAACACATACGTCCCGGACATCAACGACAAAGCGACCATGTGTGCTTTCGCTGCCGCTATCTCACGTGTAGAGAACGGTATCCCGGCTGTCATGGCAGACATAGAAGCCGGATGGGAATTGTTATAAATTAAAAAAAGGAGAAACAATCATGGCAACAATAAATTTGGAGTTCAAAAAGAACAGCAGCGTATGGTATGCGGAATTTCAGGTAAATTCTGATTTCAATATCCATTTGGAACGTGACAACTGCGGTCGGGTGAATATCCTTCAACGGACGACAAGTGAAGGGAATTTTGAACCTGTGGTTTTGCCCGGAAGTCTTGCGTACAATGCAGGGACAACCATAGACTGCGACTTCTCGGCTTTAGTTTATCCGAAAACTATCCGCATCGAGAGTGGAAGTGAAGTATTAAGTGGAACAGTAACCGAATCCGGCAATGAAGCTTAACAAGTTACCATTAAATGTAATAGGGTTGAATCGGGTTGGTTTGAATCAGATCGGTTCGCCTTCCCACCGGGCTAATACTTCCGACCGTCCTTACATAGACCCGGAAGTATTGGCTTCTTTGGTTGCCGTCTGTATCTGTGACGGCAAGAGCAATAACGACCCTGACAGGGCTGTAATCAAGAACTTGGTTGACCCGGACAACCCGTTTGTGATTAGCAATGCGGCTTACGAAGGCATGTCCGGCCATAATGGTTATCCTGTTGTGTTTGGTGCTAATAAAACTTGGAAACAATTACCGACTTACAATTCTATATATAGTATTAATGATAATAAAATACATATTACTAAAGTATTAGGTGCGAATAGAGGTTTAATATTTAGTTATGTAAAGCAAAACGACCAATTATCCGATATAACAGAAATACCTTCTTTTAAAATTAGAGTAAGTGGTTTGAAAGGAGATAGTAAGCTAAGATATTCATATATAAAAACAGAAAATGCAGTTTATCAAAATTTATTAGACTTAGACAATGGTATTCACAAATTACCTAAATCTCTTCGTCCAACTGATTCAATTGTTAATGAATCATGGATAGGATTTACAATAACTCCTATTGTAGAAAATGAGATAACCTTTGATTGTGATATTACTATCGAAGTTCTTCCTGAATATGAAGGTGCCTTCGTCACTGACGGTAAAGACGACTTAATCACTTCCACCAAGACGGTTAAGGAAATGTTGGGAGGAAGCAGCGAGATTACGGTGGTGAGTATGATGCTTAACTTAGAAAATGAGAAGTTTACCTATACAAACCAAATACGACCTTTTCAAAATGGGTATATACGCAATAACGTAATATCTAATACAGAAGGTAAATGTGGAATTTATGGTTATAAAATTACTGACATTTCTGACATTTTTAAAAATAGGATTAGTATTAATGACATATTAGGAGATAGGAAAGATTATAGCATGGACACGGGTGGCACTGCGCGTATAGATGGTAAATTTTCCGTAGAAGGGTACTGCTTTAATGATGGGACTATTGGGGAGGTATCTCAAGTAGCTTGGTACTGGACAATCATTTCCAAGATAGCATTAACCACCGACCAAATCAATCAGGTAATATCCTACTTCAATTTGGACAAGCATGTTAAACCGGATGTATACTATGATGTAAAGAAACAAGGTCTAAGCAATGATACTCCTGAAGCGGATTGGTATCTGAAAGACTTTAGTGGAAATGGTCATGATATGACACTGTATAACTTTGCTAAGAAACTAGGTAGTGGAATTGGTAAATATGAAGTAGATTTTAATACTTGGACACCTCAATCTTACGTTGCTGATTCTGCATATACTTCCAATAAGCTTCATATTACTAATATAAAAGGCGGTAACGCTATTTTATATACTAAGAAAGGAGCGAATGCTATGAAAGTAAAAATTACTGGGATTCAATCATTTAATTTAGTATATAGATATATTGCCGAAAATGATGTTTGGGAAGCACTTGAAGTTGATAGAGATGGAATTTATGAATTACCTGCGAGTACTACAACCACAAAAACCTATTATACAGGATTCACTGTTCCATATTATACTGGTGATTGTGATATAACTATTGAGCAAATCCCTGACTACGAAGGAGCATTGGTATCTGATGGAATTGATGATTACGGTAAAGTAGAAAACCTTCCAATATACAAGGATTACACGGTAGTAGCTGATAGAGAGATAGTGGACGGATTAATTGATAATGCAGGTGGTGGAGTAGCTATTAGAAGTTATAACTATGCAAAAGGGGCTTTTGGATTTGATTGGAAAAACCAAGCGTTTAGTTTCGGTGGAAATACCGACAGAATAATTGATGTACAAAGATTTATTAGCTACCAATCTAAATATATAAATAATGGGATTCAACTTATTACTGGCAACGTAGTAGACAACAATCCATTATATATGGCTAGATTAGGAGAAGAAAATAGATACAGCAAACTAGCTCTTTGGTCTTTCTTGCTTTTCCCTTACTCCCTTTCCGAGTTCCTGCTAGAGCGTCAATTAAAGAGGTATAAGTTGGGTACGCTGTATCCTGGAATGATAGAGTGGAGACCCAAAGTAAATATTAATGTTCCAGTTGTTACTCCTCCTACTTTTAGTATGAATAATGGTAGTGATATAATTACTAATGGGCAGTATATACCAGAAGGTACAGAAATAACCATCCGAATTTTTACCACAACTGATAGTTCAGTAGGAGGTATAAATGAAGCAACTGCAAAAATAAATGGTGTAGATATAGAGTTATCTCCAAGCGGGAATAAGACCTATTATGGAGGTAAATTCATAGTATCTTCAAAGCAAAAGATAGCCATAACCATTGACGAGTACATCAGATACGAGGATATTGTACAGCCTTATCCAGCAATAATTAATCTAAAACAAGATGGTAAAACTATCACTTGGGGAGATAAGTTGAAAGTAGGCAGTGATATAGTCTTTGTAGGAAGTGCCAACCTTTTACCGGAGCTATATACTGTATCCGATACACGGTATAATGGTGTAACGCTTTACCCAAACACTATCATAAAGGTAGAGAAGTCTATGGTGTTTGATAATGCACGTACCTACCTAAAAGCCAATGAGCCGAGCTGTATCCTGTCGCCTAATAGGTTGAGGATTCCAAATTCTAGCTACAAGATACTAGGCTACATTCCGGACTTGACAGGTAAAGGTAATCGTGGTAAGCTTAATAACTTTGCTTATACAGAAGATAGTGGTGTGTCTGTTGATGGTAGTATTAAGTTTGACAGTACAGACGACCATATTACTATACCTAATATAATAGGTGGTAAATGTGTTATGGCAAAAGTTAAGATTAATAGTATTAACGGAGTTATTTATGACCAAAGAAGAGCGAACGTTCTTAATAAATCATGGGTGCAATTAAATCCTAACCAAATTGCATTTGAACAAAATGCAGTATCTACATATATAGATGGAGTATTAAATCATAATATTACGTGCTCAAATTTACAACTTAAAACTGTTAATATTACTTGTGAGCTAGAAATAGGTGATACTAGTGGAACATATCAGCCAACTATAGGTAGTACGTATGCCGTTGGATATACTACTAATATTAACCTCTACGAGTTTATGCTCTTCCCCGATGTGCCTGATGAAGAAGAAATAAAGGAGCTAAACGAGGTTATGGGTATTGAGAATAACATTGAAGTAAGTTAAACAATTAATTAAAAAACATATGATATACGCAGTAGTAACAATCGAATGGCTAGCCCAGCACGGTCTGTTGGCTATCCCCACAATGAGAAAGAGTAAAGACGGTAGTAAGGTAATCCTCCACGAAGAGTATCTGTCCCCTTACAAGGACGAAGAGTTTCCGAGATACTATTTTGACAGCCCGGAACTGAACGCCCTTCTGTCAAGTGATGAATGGTCATGGACGGAAGAGGAACAACCAGAAGGGAGTGCGGAATTCATCCAGGTGGCAGCAGCGCAGAACCTTTTGAACATAACTAAGGCTGGAATTCAAACAATGTCCCTGACAGACAACGAAGCGTTGAAAGTGAAGTCCATGTATCCGTATTGGAACGAGTTTATCAGCAAGTCGCTAACAGCCGGAATGAAAGTGCAATATAATGATGGACTGTACCGGGTTCGTCAGGACATTGCTACCGTCTTGGAGAATCAACCGCCAAGCATCAACACCGCAGCTCTCTATGAGGAAATCAACGAGACCGCTGCCGGAACAAAGGATGATCCGATCCCATACAATAACAATATGGCATTGGAAGAGGGCAAATACTACTCACAGGACGGAGTTACCTATAAGTGCACCCGTTCTACCGGACAGGCGGTTTACAACTCACTAAAAGACCTTGTAGGTATTTACGTTGAGGTAGCATGAAAACCCTTCCTTATATACTGATTTGCCTGCTGCTTGGCGTACTCGTGTGGATGCGTTGTAATCCGCACGAACCGATAACAGCAGAAGTGAGAACCGAGACGAAGATAAAGACGGTTGTCAAAGTTTGCACGTTGTCTGTTTCACCGCCTATGGCACCACTATTAATGCTTAAACTGACGGATACCATACACATAGGCGACACGGTAGTCGGGCGTGAACAGGCTTACTATGAGGACAGCCTTTACCGTGCATGGGTGTCCGGCTACCGTCCGAGACTGGATAGCTTACAGATATTCCCAAAAACCGTGTATCAGAATGTGACGAATGACATCTACCATACTGTCATACCGAAGAAGAAACGTTGGGGATTAGGTTTGCAGGCAGGATACGGTTATCCGGGCGGTTGGTATGTAGGGGCCGGAATCAGTTGTAACTTGTTCATGTGGTGAGAAAAAGGTGCTATCTTCCCAGACGGCACCTTAAGTAATATGAAAAGTTCAGGTACAATTTTTTACAAAAGTTTATTCTACCA